ATACGGAGAAAGGATAGATGCGACCGTTACGGTTCTTGATCTCAGACTGCAGAAAGACACCTTCGATATACAGGTGCTTCTTGCCATCCTTTTCTTCGGTAAGAATCTGGATATCTTCGATGTTTTCTGTGATTAGTCTCATTCTTCTTCTGGTGATGGTTCGTCAAAGAAAGTGTTAGCGACAACTTTTTTATAGTCGTCCATACTTTGTGACGCTTTCGCGTACAAAATGTCGGAGATTTTGTCAAGAGCATCCGCTCTCTTCTTATCCCCGATTAAATTAACAATGTCCAATACTTCAGACTCTAAAGGTTGATCACTCATGCTAATGTGTTGAAGTCTAATTATTTATCAGTTTTAGATGCGGAAGGTTTAGGAGCAGCTGCCAATTTCTTCATTTCTCTTTCCGCAGCAGCATCTGCTTCCGCAGATTGAAGTTCAGGTTGGAATGCCTTGTTCTGTTGCTCCAAGTCAGTAAGCATATTTACTTGTACAGGATCAATTGCCATTCCGCTATCGATGTCGTTCTGCATTTGAGAATCGATTTCCTTATATTCATTCTCAGTTTGCTTGAGAATCTTGCGGCGGATATATTCTGTGGAGAAATACTTACCAACAAAGGGATCCATCTGAGTAGCAAGAGTGATGCGTTGCATCATCATCTCTTGTTCTTTCAGTTCGTTGAAATGGTTATCGAATAGGAAGTCATATTGAATATGCTCTTCCATGTCATCCCAATCTTCGGGAGTGATGATACCCTTAAGAATTAGTTGAGTCTTGAGAATGTCATGGAACAACTGACCGAAACGCTTGCGGAGACGACCGATAAACTTTGTAAACTTTAGTTCATCACGTAGGATCTCAGTAGACTTACCAAGATTGAAAGCTTTGTTATCGTCAGTAAGACGAGAAGGAGGTAGATTAAGCGAGTTGTAAAGTTTCTTTTTAAAATACTCCACATCCTTGAGTTCGCCAAGGTTTTGTCCTCCTGGGAGAGTAGTGATTTCTGTTCCGCGTCCACCTTCACGACGTGGCAACCAGAAGTCTTCAAGCATAGACATATGCTTTTTGTCGTCACGGATCTCTCCAGTCTGACCATCGTAAACTAGTTTGTTACGATAGCGACTCATAACATCACGAAGATATTGTTCTGCCTTTACCTTAGGTAGATTACCAACATCAATGTAGAAAATACGACGTTCTGGTGCGCGAGATAGTCTGTAGATAACAAGAGAGTCTTCAATCATACGGAGTTGATTGAGAGACTTAATTGCTTTGTGTAGGAAACTCAACGACATTTTTTTGTTGAGATCCATCAAACCAGAAGTAGATTGTGCGATAGCATCCGCAGCAATCTTAACTCCTTCTTGGTTTGTCCAGTCCATTGCTCCAGTAACCCATTGGAGTTTGACCTGCAAATCCTTTTGGGTTATAGAGATAGAACTCAATATAATCGCCGTAGTCATACTGTAGTGCAGATCCTTTTTCCTGCTCGGTTTTGTTTGGATCTGTACCTTTAAGTTTCTGTCTAACTTTTCTGATCTTGAGGGAATCGATGTAGCGAAGTTCTAGGATTCCCTTCTTTGGTTTGTCAAGATCAATTACTTTGTGGTAGTGACATTTGCCGTCAACATACCAGTTACGAATAATTTCATGTGCATTTGTATTGAAGTCCATCATACGCAAGATATGATTGAACTCATCGCGGATCTTTTTCTTAACACCCGCACCTACTTGTAGATTCTGTAGGTCAACCTCTACGGGTTTGTCATCACCATCATTAACAACAAACTCATTCACAATTTCATCGATGGCAGTATCCACTTCGGGATGAAGGGACATGTCACGATATCTGCGAATGAGTTCGTACTCGTTTCTTGAATTTTGTCCACCAGACGTATCAACATATGTACCAAAATATCCGCCAGCAACAGTACTGACGGATGCCTCATTGTTAGGAGGGACAGGGGACTGACCCGTCTGACCCTCCTTCTTGTTAATAATAAAACCAAATAGTTGACTCATCAGTCGAAAACAGATCTATTCCTAGAACTATTTATCAACCTTCAACTAGACGCTGATCGCCAACGCCAGACTTGACGCCACTGACGCCTGTCTGTGATGTTCCAGCAACTGCCTTCCAGTATGTATACTGGAATTCAACTGTGAACTCTTCGATCTGATCATTGCTGTCATAAGCAAGATCGATCTGAGAAACGTTGGTTGGGAATGCATAGTATAGTTCATACTGACGGAGAACTTCACCATCGGTAGAACCATTCTTCTCTAGTTGCTTGACCTTCATGGTTCTGGTGTAACCATCAGTCTCGCTTGGCGTGAACAGAGGAGCAGTGTTGCCCTCGTGTGTGTTCATCGATGCCAACCACTGCTCGAAGTATCCACGGATCTTCATTTCCTTATCGTTGAAGAAGGTTGCAGTCCATGTATCGAAGGTGCGATCACCAGCGATCTTAACTGTTCTTCCACGGAAAGGAACTTCAATTACACCCAGGTTGGATGCAGGAAGTGCTGCCGACTTGCATAGCAGGTTGACCATATCCTTCTCAGAATCTGCAGTCTGGTCAGGGAATGTGATATCAACCATAAACATATTAGGCTTGACGCCTTGACCGATATCACCGATAAAGTTGCTTAACTTAGTTGCCATTGTTTTCTTTTAACCTCGTTTGATGTTTGTTATGGAACTTTAAAATCAGCGACCTACAACTTCACTGAAGGTAACTCCAGTCTTGGTTGCAGTGAATGTAACTGTGATGTAGTTGATCGAGCGGGTTGGTTTTACATAAACTTCAGCAACAAACTCGTTGCGATCAATAACGTCAGGGGTGTTGTTTGTCTCGTCACAGATAACGAGGTAATCTGTAACACCTCTGCGTGCCTGAACCTCGGAGAGGTAGGAGTTGAGTGCGCCAGAGAAACCAGCTCTTGTGGTTGCATCGTTCTGCTCGAACAGGACGCCTTCAGCAAGTCTGCGTGCTCTCTTCTCAAGGTTGAGGAAGAGACGACGAACGTTGATACGATCGAATGCAGAAGGTGCTGCAAGTGCAGTCTTGTCGCCAAACAAGGTGATACCTTGACCACGCAAAGCGGTGATTGGGTTGATGCGGTTCTGATACAACTCGTCTCTGTCTGCCTTGTTAGGATTGTAAGCAAGTTTGACAGCATTGAGAATGCCACCACGATTCAAACCAGCAGGGGAGTACCAGTCTTCTTGAACGTTAGAGGTTGCTACGCAAAGACCAGCAACGTCTCCGTTGCAAGGGATGTAGCGATACTTATCGTTGAAGCGATCATAAACATACTTATAACCACTATCAAATACAGCATAAGAAGTGGAAGTTAAACCACTGAAGAATGCTAGTGTATTCTCCTTTTGCTGTGTGCTTGTTAGAGCAGTATTTCCAGAGGTTGCAATCTGATTGCCTTTGTGTGGAGAAACAAATGCGATTGCATCCTTTCTTCCAGCAGCAATTGCGATTGCCTTAGTTGCCTTTGCCTTGGTATCGGTCTCGGTTGTCATGGATCCACCCATGAGAACGAAATCGATCTCGGTCTCTTCGGTATCGAGGAAGAGATCCATTGCAGCGCCAAACTGACCAGCAGTGTAACCAGCACCATCAGAACCATGCTCTAGTGCATCGCTAAATCCACCAACTCTTGCCATGACTCCAGTTACAGCAGAGGTTAGTTGACCCCATGCTTCGCCACCCATATTTGCATCAGCAGTAGGAGCAGCACCTACAAACAGGTATGCAGATTGATTATTGATTACAGACTTGTAGAAGATGTTAGCGTTCTCTTCGCTGGTTGCATCAGAAATCTTGGAGAGGTATGTGAACTTCTCTAGGATTGTATTAGCAGTACCAGAGATTTCTCCAGTAGTATCGATAACTGCGAAGTGAACAGCATCTGCAGATGCACCATTGTCAAGTGCGTGCTGAGTGGAAGTAGGACGAGGAGCAATGTCGCTCAGTTTGATTCCTGTAGATCCAATCTCAGTATTGAGATACCAGTCTTTTACTGTGGTTAGACCGACTGTAGCACCACCATCTGTTAGCGTTGCAGCAGAAGTCAGTGCTCCAGAAGCAGTAATTACTAGTGCATTCTCATCACCAGAAATAACTGTTCCAGTAACACCATTGCTGAAAGTGAGGGAATCTCCAGCATTGATTGTGATGTTAGCAGGAGTAGATGCAAGATCGAGAATGTAATCAGGACCTTGGTCAACTAAAACTCCTAGAAGGGAATTGCCCCATGCACCAGATGTTCTTGCAGAGAAGACTTCCGAGTTTCCAGCACCTGCCATCCATGCAGCTTCTGTTGGAATTGCAACTCCTGCGTTTCCTGTGGTAGCATTTAGAGCACCAGTGCTTTCTGCACGAACAACAGCAAGTCTGCCGCCGTAGTTTAGAAACTCATTTGCAACCAACCAATCTTCTGCATTAGCTTCGGTAGGTCCACCGAAAACAGAAATTAGTTCTTTTTGTGTATTGATGTTAACGATTTCACCGATTGGTCCCTTAGTAAACGAAGAGGCGTGAGCAGCACGAATCTGCAGCACACCTGTCACGACAGCATTGGTAAGGTCACGCTCTTTAATTAAAACTCCAGGCGAGACTTGACTTGCCATGTTTTTCTCCTTGGTGTGTCCAGTATTAATCTAAAA